CATTCTTCCTTGTAGAAGAAAGTCATCCAAAAAAGAAGAAGTAACGAAGGACCTTTCGTTAGCGCTTTTGAGTTTTTCTAGAATAGCCGTAGTTCTCTCATTAGCGCCACCCATAGTTATTATCCTTTAAGTTCTTCATACCAATAGATATCAAAGTACCCTGTAGTAGCCGTAGCTGTTCCTATATTAGTGAACTTTATAGTGTACAGCGTATCTGGCTTCAATACTCTTTCTAATCCGGCTCCTCCGCCGCCTCCAGAAGCATTCCCCGTTCCTGCCGCCCCTACTGCCATCTGCAAAATAGCCGTGCCATCCGTTACGCTGGTAGCATTTGTAGTAGCAACTACTTTAGAGGGGATAGAAGCCTGTTTATTTCTATTCAGGTTGATAGGTGTTGCGGCAGTTCCAACAGTTGCTAAAGATCCCTCATGTACTTGCATGAGAAGTAAATTTGCTGTTGAAGACAGTATAGCAGGGCGAAGATGAATAAACCTTCCGCTAGTAGCAATGGGGGTTCGGAAAGAAATATACCAAGAAGCCGCAGCGGAGAGTGCCCCAGTATTCCCTATAATAGAAAAACCATATCCCTCATGGATATATTTATGGTCGTTATCGCTAACAGCAATAAACCCTGCAAGATCGTCCCTCGCCCCTTCCAGTATTGCTGTAGTTCTTTCATTAGCTCCACCCATTTGAGGCTCCTTACTTTATTGAACGCTTGTTGGGTTTTACTGAAGGAATAACTTCAGTTAGTTTTTCTCCACTAGGCCCTGTACGAATTTCAGGGACACTTTCTACCTTTTTATCTTCTACGCTCGGAACTACTATAGGTTCTTTTTTGACTTCTTCAATTACAGGTTTCTCTTCAATTACAGGAGTTTTGATTTCTTCCGTAAGAATCTTTTCGGTGTATTTACCACCTTTTCTGAGCACTTCTATTGTATGCCTATCTTCAGAAGTAAACTCCCCATTTACAAAACGGCAAAGAATACCGCCTTTAGGATCATATACGGTGGGTGAGCCTTTAGCAAAAAATTGTACTTTCAAGTTAGTCTCCTATATAAAAACTCTTCTTAGTATATACTTGTATTTGAATAAAAGATAGCCCCTCAGTTAAGAGGGGCTATCATCCTTAAATAGTTACTTCATCGCTACGCCGTGGTAGCAATTCCACCACCAGCAGAAGCTGCGGTAGTAGGCATAGTAGCGTATCCGCCCCAAGCAGTGAAGTTGGCCGCTCGACACTCATCGAACAGAACCTTGTCCACAGCCCCGGATGTTATATGAACCGAAGCGGGAGTAGTTACGGAGAAGAGGGAGTTGAACAAACACCCTTTGAACACCGTAGGAGATCCACCAGAGGTAGCAGAACTCTTGACACCCGCGTGAGCCGTACCAGCAGTCACATAGGAAAGAACCTCTGCTCCCTCAAACCTATTTCGCGCTACTGCACCACTAAGCAAGATTTCGGAATCCGCATGATCTCCGTGAGCAAAGGTATCAGAACCAATAGTCCCAGGTCCAAACAGATTTTCCTGAGAAGCATCAAGCTTGAGGCTGTACTTCGTGGCCGCAGAAGCCGCTCCAGCACCCCCAACTATATGGTAGTTGCCAAAGTAGTTACGATGACCAGATACCACCACCCCACCAATCTCTTTTGCGTCAGTTCCACCATTCCAGAACATCAGGTTATAGAAAGTGTTATTGGAACCGGAAACAGTCATGAGATTTACGTTGTAGGAAGTGATCGAGGTGACAAGCCCTGCGGACGCGGTAACCGTGCCTACAAGAGTAAGCGTAAGAGCGCTAACAGAAGCTACCACGAAGGTATCCGTATGAGCTCCAGCGCAAGTGCCCTTCATTCCAGCAACCCAACCGTCTGTAATAAACGAACCGGAGGCTCTGGTGATCGTAGTACCAGCGGTAGGAACGGTAAGCGCCGCAGTTGTTACTATCGTTTTATTGGCAATACGAGCCCTCTGGTAACTCTTGACGGGAGCAGAAATACCGACAACCGTGATTCCGTGCTTATCCCAAACAAGTTCCTGAGTAAGATAGCTCGTAGTCTGCGAAGACGTGCCGGTTCCGCGAGAAATAACGATAATACCATCCCCCGCGCCGCTGATGCATTTGTCATACGCTTGCTCAATAGAAGCAACCGCAGAAGTCATCGTCTTTCCGCCACCGACACTAGAGCCGGAAGTAGGATCTACGATATACCAAGTGCCCCGAATATAGGGAAGTCGGCCCATCATCTCCAAATAATCGAGGTCATCCCTCGCCGTAGGCCAAAAGCCCATCGCCCATTGTCGAATGCTCATCTTGATTCTCCATTTTCCTAACTAGCGCTCGCTTCCGCGAGCAATGTGGTAAACTCTGAAGTACTCAGCTAGTGCAAATTGTTACTCGCGCCGAGAGCGAGATCCTACAAAACTTAGCTTCTTGCCTGAATAGCGCAGAGCCCGTTGTAAATCGTGAACGTGTTAGCCGCAGCGGACCCTGCACGAACATTGAAGGAAAGGGTGAGATCGGCAGTGGGAAGAGAAGTAGTGAAGGAAGCTACAAGAACTTCATCGAAGTAGAACCTACACACAGAACCGTCCCACTGAATCTCGTACTCGTGCGCCAGAGTGTCCATGACTCCTGCCACCGCTACGTTCGTCTGAGCCCCAGCAAGATACGCATGGCAATTTATAGTAGTGGTATTATCTATCTTGCAGAAGAAAATACCCTCTACTCCAGACCCAGTAATAGCATGTCCCGAACCAGTTGCAAGAAGGTCTGTTTTAATACCGCAAAGGCCAAACAAGAAGTCGCTTTGGGTAGCTTCTCCGAGTTTGAATTGTCCGTACAATTTGAGTGGTTTTCCCAGTTCGAGTTTAAAGGGCTCTCCAGTAACCTGACCATTTACTCCGCTAAAATCCGTTGCGGGAGTCGTTATCGTATACAACTCTCCAGGAGTAAGCGAAGGTACAATAGTAGGCGTAGACCCGGTAACAGTGGATGTAAGCACCCCTGTACCAGTAAGATTGCTAAATACAACCTTAGAAACATCCCCCCAAGCGTCGAGCCAACGAGAACCACCATTAAGGACACCGGATTCTACTATCCCAAGGGAAGTTTCAGCGGGCGTCAAATTGGTAAATTTAAGGCTCATCTTTTTGCTCCTTATGAAAACAAGGCGCTACACACGTGGATGTAGCGCCAATCCAGACTACGCGATCGAGAGCTCCGTTATAACGCCGTGGTTTTCTTCCGCACCGTAGGACAGACCGATTTGGGCATACCAGAATCCGCCGACCGAGGCCGCAGTAAGAGCGGTCGGAACCCAGAGCACATCAACGCCTTCCATAGAATCCCGAATCATTTGCGTATCGGCATTGAACATCACCGGAACATACACCGGAGCGCACATCGAGAGATCGGCGATGAGCAAGGTGCTCGTTACGATCTGGGGAGCATAGATGACTTTAAAAATACCGAAGTCGGTTTCAATGAGCTGGATGTTTGATCCACCCTCATTCCGGCTCATCGGAACATACTCATAGATGCGCGACAGTTTTTGTTTCTGGAACGCATTGACGAAGATCGCCGGATCGGAGAATTCCGCGCCGGAAGCGCTCATCTTACGAAGCAGTTCATCCATCTTGTCTCGGTCCAGAACCGTAGAGTTAGCATCGACCGTATTGGTCGTAGTTCCGGCTATAATACCACGAGTCTTGGCAGCAGTGCCCGTATTAGTGTCTGGCTGATAGGTTCCGTTGAAGAACGTATATTCCAGGTCGAGAGCAAGTTGCTTAAGTTGCGCGGTCTTCTGGAAGGTAAGTTCGTCAACAACAGGATTTTCCTGGTTGGTATTGATACCGCTCATCAGGCCATATTCCGACTGTTTCTTGAAGGAAACAGCAACGTCATACTTCCAGATCTGGGCAGTATTGGTATCTTCTCCGCGAGTAGTCGTGGTAGGAATACCGGCTACAATAGAAGCATTCTCAGTGATAGCGGGCTGAGACGCCGCAGCCAGGGTCCAGGGCTGCGCCATGGAGTATTTGAATGACGGACTGCGCATTGCTCGACCAGCAATGGCATTGAAGAACGGCGTCTTGGAGCTAATCCCCGTGAGTTCAAGAGCACCACGATAATTAAGGGTATCACTCAGCGTAATGGACATGGTTGTTTCCTTCTTGTAGCCGCTTTATAAAGAAGCTACCTTTTAGCCGCCTGCATCTTGGCTTGTAGGGCGATAACCTCAGAGATTGCTCGCTGATCGCCGCTCTTAGCCCGTGCAACAGCCTCTTCATACAATTGCTCAATTCCTTTAGGACCACCTATTGATCCTGCGGAATAAGCACCCTGAGCACCGCTTCCAGAAGTACGTGGAGCGGCAAGAAGACTCTTAGCAACGAGGCTCTTTTCTGCCCATGATTTAACGTAATCAAGGAGCGGAACGTCCGCGTCAATTCCCGTATCATCCTTCAGACGCGCTGAAGTTTTGCGGGCTCCGGTCTTCTCATCAATAGAAACCTTGACGTTAGGCAATAGGATGTTGAATACTTCGTCAGCCATCTCAGGTTCTTTGAGAGACAAATTGCCGATAGCTTTCCTGAGTTCCGTTTCCTTCACTGTTGCGTTAAGGAACGAAGATTCTCTTTCCAGCTTATCAGAAGCCATCTTAACCAGCTTCTCCAGCTCTTTTCTCTCCCTCTCGGTCGTGGAATGCTTGGTTGCAAGTTCACTCAAAGCTTGTTCTTTGACCTCAAGATCCGCCTGAACTCGGCGATACTCATCAGGGTCGATGCCTGTGGGAGCCGGGGGCGTAGAGCCGCTCTTTTCCCTAAGCTGAATCTCCAGCTCTTTCGCTTTCTTCTTAAAGGCGGCGATATCATTAGACTGATCCGTCAGCACTTTAGTCAGCTTTTCGAGCGTAGGACTCAGTTTTCCCAAAAGCTCCGCTTGAACCTCTTCCTTCTTATCTTCGGGGATCAACTGACTCACCGAATCCAGCAAACCATCTTTCAACTCATCCTGAAAAGCCATCTAGTTTCCTTTCCCTAACTAGGGATATCCAAAATCTCTAGTCCTTAACTAAGGACTTATATCATTTTACGCTCATATCTCCATATTGTCAAGTAACAAATAGAGATAGGAGCTAAAATCATATTGCAACTACACTGGATTTGTAGCGTTATCTACTCCTGCTACAGGAACTCCAAATTCTCCACCAGAATCCGAATCTACTTTCGTTACCGAAGAAGTACTAGACCCAGAAGTTTCTTCTACAACTATAGGAATTGCCGGATCTTTAATCTCTTCTACATGCTCCTCGAATGTCTTATCGGAGCGGATCAAGCCACCCTGGACCAGTGCGTCGTAGAACTCTTCGGAACTAAGTTGATTGCTCTGCAACGCTCCAATGAGGGCAATGATAGTCTGACTTTCAATGGAACCAGGCAGATAGTTAGTAGGCAACTTGTAGGAAATAGTCGCTATGCCTTCCGCCTCTTCTTCCAAATCCTCTTCTATATCCAGATAGTCGGCAATTATCTTGAGTGCCTCAGTTATTCCAATAGAGATATTATTTGCCATAGCAGCGAGGATCGCTTGTTCCCCAGACCTATGAATTGCGGCCGTCTCGGCAGCTTCCGTAGCCCGAGCATCCCCTGCTAGGATTTTATTTCCGAGGGTTGACATCGCCTGGACATATTCTTCCATCAACTCTTTAGTAGGATTGATTCCATTTCCACTCATCTCTAAGAACTTAGCATCTCCATTTTCGCTTGTAATATTAATGGCAGAAGTTGGTCCTAATCTAACACTAGTAGCAGGAGAACCATCAGTCTCCGCAGCTAATTGTCCAATAAATACGGGAGTAGGAACATCTGCCCAGTGCACCGCGTGGTTTCGATCAGCAGAGGCTTGGTAATGGTGAATATTTAGATACGCCATATCCAGAAGTGGGGGGCGCTGAATTTCTGGGCTATTCTTTAAGGGACCTAAGAATACAAAAGGAATATAGCTTATCCTCTCTCCATTCTGATAAATATAGTCTCTTGTAGTAGGTCCTGTATCTACGCTTAAAAACGCTTGTG